TTTACGAAGCTGGCAAGACTGCTATCTATTTTACTATTGAAATGGACAGTAGATCAATACTTCAAAGATGCTGTTCAATTGCAACCGAAGTACCTTTCTCCCGCATACGCACTAAGAATCTTAGTGTAGTAGAATGGGAGAAGGTTGCTGCTTGGTGGGCAGATCGTTTTATAAATGGTCAGTCGTCTTTGCTAAAGTATAAAACAGAACGCAACTTTGATAAATTTCATGAGCATTTGAAAGTAAATGACTTCATCAAACCAGACCAACATATTGATGTGATATATGATCCTTCTCTTACAATCGCAAAGATAAAGGCAGAGTTGGATAAGAAAGTAAAAGTGGGAAATGTAGGTATTGTAATTGTAGATTACATAAACCAAGTCAAGCGTTCTGCAATGCCTTCACGTGCTGGTCAATATGATTGGGCAGAGCAGATAGAAGTTAGTAAAACTTTGAAAGCAATGGCACAAGAGTATGAAACTACAATCTTCTCTCCGTATCAAACAGATGCGAGTGGAGAAGCAAGGTTTGCAAAAGGTATACTCGATGCTGCAGATGCAGCGTACACAATCAATCCTTGGAGCCAAGAGGACGCCTGTCTTACACTCGACTGTGTAAAAATGAGATCAGCCGCAGAAAAGTCTTTCACTTCAACAATGAATTGGGAGACTCTAAAAATCGGACCAGACACAGCAATGAATCCGAAAGAGAAAGAGGCAACATCCCATGTGACAGGTGAAGAGATAAATGATATCTAAAAATAGTTCTTGACTTTTCAACTTAATCTTAGTATAATACTTATTCAAAACTCAAATAACAAGGAACATATATGATTGTTCAAGGCAGCTTACGGTATACAACCTGCGGGAGGAAAGTGAGTAGCAAGGCACAAAGAAAACGACGACAACAAGTTTGGCACTGGAAGAAAGCAGAACCTATGACAGAGCAAGAGCCGTTAGATTGGAAGCACAGCTATAGAAAAATATATCCTTCAGCTTCTCTCGGTGATCCGAACCCAGCAGAAACACAGAAAGCAAAACATTATACAAGCAGTCACACGGTAGCCCCTGCTTATAACAAAGGAGCCTACCAAGTTATTAGTAGAGAGAACATCAAAGATATCGGTAGATGAACGTAGAAGAATTATTAATTAAGCAAGATGTTCCGTATATTCCAAAGGGTGCAGACTTTGAGGTAAGTTGCCTCAATCCAGACCATCCTGATCGTAATCCTAGTATGAGGATTGATCGAATAACAGGTATATTCAACTGTTTCTCCTGTGAGTTTAAGGGAAATCTCTTTACATTGTTTGGTGAGAAGCCAAACCAGTTACAACTACAACGCGAAAAGCTTAAAAACTTAATTAAACAGAAGATGGCGGAAAGTACTGGTTTGGCTCTTCCTTCTCAAGCAACTCCTTATCGAGGAAACTGGAGAGGAATAAAACCCGAAACTTATGAACGATTCGAAGCATTTACAGATGCCGATCCTTTGTTTGTTTCTCGTATCAACTTTCCTGTTCGGGACATTACAGGAAAAGTTGTTGCGGTCAATGGCAGACATACAGGAACTGGAGTACCAAAATATATGATAACACCTGCGGGTGCAAAGATGCCTTTGTTTCCACAAGTTCTACCTCTCAACGGGTGCGTTATGCTTGTAGAGGGTATCTTTGATATGATAAACTTACATGACAAAGGTTTGACAAATGCAATGTGTTCTTTCGGAACAAAGAACATAAATGAAGAGAAGCTATCTGTACTGTCAATTGCAGGAGTATCACAACTAGATATATTCTTCGATGGAGATGATGCAGGACAGTCTGCTGCAGCAAAAGTAAAAGAAATGTGTGAGAGTATTGGACTCTCGTCTCGGAACATACATCTCAAAGATAAAGATCCGGGAGCACTCACAGAATCTCAAATATTAAAACTAAAGAGAAAATTATATGCCTAACGTCGCATTAGTAGAGACAAAACACAGTAAAACAGATTTTAAAACAGAGTTCGATCACAAGATTGAGTTTGATCAGTATCAACTTTGTTCGGATAGAAATATCAAAAAAGTATTGAAACGAGACGTGGATATACAAATGAATCCAGATGAGTACGACTGGGTGATACTCGTAGGGAGTGACGCTTTGAAGTATTATACCAAAGTAAACTCAGTCACAGAATATTCTGGAAAATTACTCGATGGTAAGTATTTACCTATAATTAATCCTTCGATGCTTGCATTTAAACCAGAAGCCAAGCCCACTTGGGAAAGTTCAAAAACTAATATACTCGACTATATTTCTGGACAGTTAGAAGATACAGTCGTAACTGATGAGCAAGCACGAGGCATACAAGATACGGAGGAAGCAAATGAATGGATACGTACTTGCATTGATGCTAAGCCAGCCTACATCGCACTCGACTCAGAAACCACCGGACTCTACCCTCGAGACGGCCATATGCTTGGGATTAGTCTTTGTTATGACGGGCATAATGGTGTGTACATTGATACAGAGTGTTTTAATGTAAGAACAGAAGTATTATTGCAATTACTGTTTAATCAAACAACAGTTGTATTTCACAATGCAAAGTTTGACATTGCATTCTTTGAGTATCACTTCAACTTTGAGTTTCCTCAGTTTGAAGACACGATGCTGCTACACTACCTTATCGATGAGGTTCCTGGAACACACGGATTAAAACAACTTGCAATGAAGTGGACTCCCTATGGAGACTACGAACAGCCTATGTACGAGTGGATTGCAGACTATTGTAAACGTACAGGCACACTTAAAAGCAACTTTACTTGGGATACAATTCCCTTTGACATTATGAAAACTTATGCTGCAATGGATGCAGTGGTAACTTATATAGTGTACGAGAAAGTTGTAAGAATAAAAAAGAATAAACAGCTAGAGAAAGTATACAATAATATACTCATTCCTGGCACTCGATTTCTAATGGATATTCAAGATAATGGTGTACCTTTTAATAAGGAGAGGTTATATGGTGCACAAGAGCTCATGCAAGATGAGATTGATAAGTCAGTACAAGATTTATATTCTCATCCTGAAGTAGCCCAATTCGAGAAAATAAATGGAAAAGACTTTAATGCTAATAGCACTGTGCAGCTTCGTCAGTTGTTCTTTGATTTCTTGGGCCTTGTACCGACTGGAAAAAAGACAGGCACTGGCGCAGACAGCACAGATGCAGAGGTACTGGCAGAACTTGGAAAGCAATCCCCTGTTCCTGCACTCATCTCCAATATACGAAAAAACTCAAAAATTAAAAACACCTATCTCGACAAGATCATACCGCAACTTGACATGGACTCTCGTCTGCGCACAGGCTTTAACTTGCACGGCACTACTAGCGGTCGGTTGTCTTCTAGCGGCAAACTTAATATGCAACAACTGCCTCGGGATAATCCAATAGTCAAAGGGTGTATTAAAGCTGCAGAGGGACACAAGATAGTTGCAATGGATTTAACTACTGCAGAAGTTTATGTGGCGGCTGTGTTGGCGAGCGACGAGAATCTACAAAACGTTTTTCGAGAGGGAGGTAACTTTCATTCGCAAATTGCGAAGAGAGTATTTAACCTACCATGCAAAGCAGAAGAGGTAGCAGAGCTTTATACAACACAAAGACAAGCCGCCAAAGCAGTAACCTTTGGTATTATGTATGGTGCAGGACCGAAGAAGATCAGTGAGCAAGTTACAAAAGACAGTGGCAAATTGTTCAGTCAACAAGAAGCTGCAAGCGTTATCAGTGACTACTTCAAACAGTTCTATGCACTCAAAGAGTGGATTGAAAACAATCAAAAATTCATAGCACAAAATGGTTTTGTTTACAGCTATTTTGGAAGAAAAAGGAGATTACCCAATGTCGCCAGCACAGATAAAGGCATCAAGAGTCATAGCATTCGCTCTGGTCTTAATTTTTTGGTCCAGTCTACCGCTTCTGACGTCAATCTTCTCGGGGCAATAGAGATGAACAAGCATATACAAAAGGGAGGATTCAAGTCTAGAATCTTTGCTCTTGTGCATGACTCTATACTCGCAGAAGTTCCATTTCAAGAAGTTGATTACTATTGCGAAGCTCTGCAAGATTATATACAAAAAGACAGAGGCATTAGTATTCCTGGAACACCTATCGGTTGTGACTTTGAGATAGGTGATGATTATTCAATGGGTAAGTACGATAAACAATATGGTAATCACGTATAATACAAGCGATAAAATTACTTTTCCAGTCTTTCCTCTAATCAGTAGTAACTACGTTGTTGCTGACGGTTTAGTTACTATTGACGGACTGCTTGTTGACGATCACAACATGGAAGGAGAAAGTTTGGGCAGACGTAGACTCATGACTCCCTACGAAAACCTCTTTCCACTGAAACGTAGTGTCAATACTTTAGTTGGACTCATAAAGCGTAGTAAATCATTTTATATTGATTCTACTGGTCTTATTTTTACTTATGAAAAAACTAAGTGGGTACGACTAAAATACAGAAAAATAGCAAAGATAGTACCAAAGGACAGGGCATCTTTGCTATTTATACATCGATGGAAGCCTTCCTTTGTCATACCGCGACCTCCTCCAGATGAAGTACGGTATGTAGGAATCTTGCATTTACATGAAGAACCTTGGTTGTTATATGACTATGCAACAACCCAGCTCAAGGATACGAGGCGAAAAATATAGTGGCAAAAAAATCAAAGACTATCAACGGCTCAGGCCTAGAAATACAACAAATAGAACCCCTTACACGAAATCAGTTAGCAGCATTTGAATCAGAAAGCCATTTAGTGCTCTTCGGGGTTGCAGGAACAGGAAAAACTTTTGTTGGATGTTATCTTGCTTTTGATGACATGGCAAAGAAAGAGTATGAAAAGTTAGTAATTATTCGAAGTGCAGTTCCTACCCGAGACATAGGATTTCTTCCAGGAACTGAAAAAGAAAAGGCATCAGTGTACGAAGAACCTTACAAAGATATAGCAGTAGATATCTTTGGCAGAGGAGATGCATATCAGATTCTCAAAGCAAAAGGTTTAGTAGAGTTTATGACAACTTCTTATATAAGAGGAATAACTTTACGAGATGCTGTAATTATAATTGATGAGTGTCAAAATATGTCTTTTCATGAGCTAGACTCAATCATTACAAGAGTAGGAAGAAACTGCCGAGTCATTCTTGCAGGAGACTTTGGTCAGTCGGATCTAAAGAACAATGGAATGGGTGATTTTCTAGCCGTACTCGAATGGATGAATGAATTTCATTTTATTGAGTTTGGAGTCGAAGATATAGTAAGAAGTGAGTTTGTAAAAAGTTACATAACTGCAAAACACGATTTAGATAACAATTCTTGACAACAACCCAAAAAAAGAGTATAATAGTCCCATGAATTTATTTTACTTAGATGAAGATTTAGATCGATGTGCTGAGTATCATGTCGACAAACATATTGTAAAGATGCCACTTGAAGCAGCACAGATACTGTCTACAGCACTGTGGGTTGATCAACATCTTGGGTTTATACCAAGAGCACTTGATAAGAGTGAAAGAGACTACATCAATACAATCAAGAAAGAAATACAGCACCTGCCTCAAGAAGCTCGTCCTATTTCTCCATATCTGCCAATGATGTACAATCATCCTTGCACGATTTGGGCAAGATCATCTCTTGATAACTACGAGTGGACATTCTGCTATGCAAATGCTCTCGGAGATGAATACACATATCGATATGGTAAAGTGCACAAATCGGTAGAAGTAATTAATCGATTGCCTTTACCACAAAGAATGGAACGTCTTGGATTTACCACGTTCGGACTGGCAATGCCAGATGAGTTGAAAGACTATGAGAATCCAGTTCAATCATATCGAGACTACTATCACCTCGATAAAGCAACCTTTGCAAGTTGGAAGTATCGAGAGAAGCCGTCTTGGTGGAACGAAGACTACGCTGACTACGAAAAGAGAATCACAGCATGAAAGTAAAACTGATAAGACCTACTCCTCATCCGTTCGAGAATCTAGTGGACGACATTGCTTATATGGCAAGAGTATCCAACCCAAACAACCAAGACAACGTGGATACGAATGAAAAACTTATAAGATATTTAGTTAAACACAAACACTGGTCTCCTTTTGAGATGGCAAACATAGTGTTAGAGATTGATACCACAAGAGATATTGCACGACAAATACTAAGGCATCGTAGTTTTTCTTTTCAAGAGTTTAGTCAAAGATATGCTGAACCAGAAACAATGGGATATCCTTTTGAAGTAAAGGAGACAAGGCTACAAGATACTAAAAATCGTCAGAATAGCATTGAAACAGACAATGTTCAGTTACAGCAGAAATGGGCAGCACAGCAAGCAAGAGTTATTGGTGCTGCTTCTAGTGCTTATGCTTGGGCAGTCGACAACGGTATTGCAAAAGAACAAGCAAGAGCAGTGTTACCTGAAGGAATTACAAAGAGTAGACTGTATATGAATGGTACAGTACGATCTTGGATACACTACGTAGAGTTACGAACTACAGTTGGAACACAAAAAGAACACATGGATGTTGCACGAGCGTGTGCAAATGAAATCGCAAGTGTATTTCCTATGATAAAAGAATTTGTTCAGTGAAAGCAGTCCTAAGTAATCGTATTTACATGGACTGTACTCCTGATGTGCAAGATAAGATTGATAAAGAATTAACTTATTTAATCCCTTCACACAAACCTACAGACCCTCCTCAGGTGATTGCTAACATGGCAATCATACGTAGTGGTCTAATTTCTATTCCGATAGGAAGAACTGATCTCATACCGAGAGGATATGAGATAAAGGATAAACGCAATTTAATTCCAGTAGACTTTCCAGAGTTTAAATTTGATTTGAGACCCAGCCAACAAAAAGTTTACGATGAAATTGAAGATAATGCAATTATTAATGCGTGGGTTAGTTGGGGGAAAACTTTCACAGGCTTAGCGATTGCAAGCAAGTTAAAACAAAAAACATTAATTGTAACGCATACAGTCCCGCTAAGAAACCAGTGGGTAAAAGAAGTAGAGAAAGTATTTGAAATCAGTAGTGGTATTATTGGGAGCGGTAGTTGGGATTGCTCTGGGCCTATTGTTGTGGGAAATACCCAGACTCTGTACCGTAATATTGAAAAAATTAAAAAAACTTTTGGAACAATTATTCTCGATGAGATGCACCACGTCAGCAGTCCTACTTTCAGTCGTATTATTGATAGTAGTTTTGCTAGGTATAAAATTGGGTTATCAGGAACTATCGAAAGAAAAGACGGTAAACATGTCGTCTTTCGAGATTATTTTGGACACAATGTAATTAAACCACCAAAAGAAAACTACATGGTTCCAACCATTCATGTAGTGCCTTCGGGTATAAGGTTCATGGACGGGACTAGAATACCTTGGGCAAACAGAGTTACAGCATTGACACAGAATGAAGAGTATATGCATACTGTATCCATGCTGGCAGCGGCCTACGCCGCAAGAGGGCATAAAGTGTTAGTGGTCAGTGATCGAGTTCAGTTTCTAAAAAATTGTGCTCAACTCACAGGAGATGATACAATATGCGTAACAGGAGAGGTTCCACACGAAGAAAGAGAGTCGCTAACAAATCAAATACTGCATGGAACAAAAAATGTTTTATTTGGAACACAGGCAATCTTCTCAGAGGGCATCTCGATTGATAATTTAAGTTGCTTGATACTTGGTACTCCTATAAATAATGAACCGCTTTTAACACAGCTTATAGGCCGAGTAATACGAAAGCAAGAAAAGAAACTAAGCCCTGTTGTTGTAGATATTCATTTGCTTGGAAATACTGCAAAAAGACAAGCAAGCAATAGAGTTGGATACTACATGAAGCAGGGTTGGGAAATGAAGTACATTTAAAAAATACTTCTTGACAAAAATATTAAATATTGGTATAATATATGTTACTTTTTGACTGGAGCAAAGTCTACGAAGTCGCGGAGGGAAATATCTTTACGTGTAATCAAATTATGGAAATGATTATAAAGAAGAAAGTACCTCGAAACAAGTTCGACCCGCTATACAAGTTCTCAAATGTGAACTTTGTAGGGCGTTGTTTTTTGGTTCATCCTGACGTACTTCTTTACAACGCTCATCGGTATGATCAAAGAGACGTATCTATATATTACGCACTAGCAGCAATGCGTAATATAGCAGATTATAGAGCAACAAAAAAGATAACACTAGATCTACTGAAAGTACCTGTAGAACTAGACACAATTAACGATAACAAACTACTTCGTATAGATCGTAAGAATGTAAATTTTATATATGAAGAAGTTCCTAGGGAGAGTATACACTAATGGCTATATCATTTAATAAGCAGAAGGGCTCTGCTCAAAAGTCCTCAATAAACAGTTTTCAGTATCGTGATGGAGACATGGAGTTTCGTCTGGTTGGAGACATTCTTGCTCGGTATGTATACTGGGTAAAGGGTGAAAACGACAAGGACATTCCTCTTGAGTGTCTGTCATTTGACCGAAACGAAGAGCGTTTCAACAACAAAGAAAGAGATTGGGTTCGTGAGTACTACCCCGATCTTAAGTGTGGCTGGAGCTATGCTACTCAGTGCATCGATGGTGGTGCAGTAAAAGTTGTAAATCTAAAGAAGAAGCTGTGGGAGCAGATTATTACTGCCGCAGAAGACTTAGGAGATCCAACTGATCCCGTAAATGGCTGGGATGTAAAGTTTAAGCGAGTAAAGACTGGTCCTCTGCCGTACAATGTAGAGTATCAATTACAGGTACTCAAGTGCAAGCATCGAGCACTATCAGAAGACGAGATGGAGTTAGTTTCAAATCTCAAGTCTATGGACGATGTTATGACTCGTCCTACTCCTGATGCGCAGAAAGAGTTGCTTGATCGGATTCGTGGAACAAAGTCCGAAAATGTAGATGAAGAACTGGAAGCCGAATTCTCTTGATTTTATTTACTGCAGACTGGCACATTAAACTGGGACAAAAAAATGTTCCCTATTTATGGGCTATGGAACGTTATCAAACATTCTTTGAAAACGTCCATGATCTCGAAGATGAAGTTGACTTGCATATAATTGGAGGCGATCTTTTTGATCGTCTTCCAACTATGCCAGAACTTCAACTTTACTTTGAGTTCATATCGAATGCGTCAGTAGAGACAATAATTTTTGACGGCAATCACGAAGCTACACGAAAAAACAAAACTTTTTTCTCAAATCTAAAAGAAGCAACAGAGAAGATAAATCCTTTGGTGCAGATAGTAGACAGTCTATATGAAACAGAAACGTTTACAATACTTCCATATTGTGAATTACACAGAAAAACTGTTTTTAATGAAATAGACAAAAGCAAACCTTTGTTTACTCATGTGCGTGGAGAGATTCCTCCTCATGTAAAACCAGAGATTGATCTTGATTTATTAGCTCCTTTTCCTGTTGTGTTCGCAGGTGATCTTCATGCGCATACTAACTGCCAAAGAAACATTGTGTATCCTGGAAGTCCAATGACTACATCTTTTCATCGTAATGAAGTAGATACAGGATACATTTTGATTCACGAAGATACAGAAGACTGGGCTTGGGAGTATAACAGTTTTAAGCTACCACAGTTGATAAGAAAAACTGTAACAGATCCAGCAGAGATGATTCCCACAGACTTTCATCATACAATCTATGAGTTAGAAGGTGATATACAGGACTTGGCAGCAGTAAAAAATTCAGAGTTACTTGACAAGAAAGTAGTTGTAAGAAGTACAGAATCTTCTTTAATTTTAGATAAAAAGATGAGTATCACAGAAGAACTACACGAGTACCTAAAATATATTTTAGAGATACCGGAACAAAAAATACCTGACATAATAGGACTGTTTAATGATTACACTTCAAAAATTGAAATGGGATAACTGTTTCAGCTATGGTGAGGGTAATGAGTTAGACTTAAGTTCCACAACCCTTACCCAAATCATAGGAACAAACGGCACAGGAAAATCTTCTATTCCATTGATTATAGAAGAAGCTCTTTTTAACAAAAACTCAAAAGGAATTAAAAAAGCAGACATTGCTAATCGTTATGTAAATAATGGTTATACAATATATCTTTCGTTTACAAAAGACGATCTTCTGTATGAAGTAGTTGTAAACAGAAAAAGTTCTGTAAAACTAAAGCTACTACAAGAAGGTGAAGATATATCTAGTCATACTGCTACAAATACGTATCGCACTCTTCAGAATATTTTAGGAGTTGATTTTAAAACATTTTCTCAGTTAGTGTATCAAAGTACGAATACTAGTTTACAGTTTTTAACGGCTACTGATGCTAATCGTAAAAAGTTTCTTATTGATCTTTTACACTTAGAAAAGTATGTTGACTTATTTGAAATTTTCAAAAATGCTCATAGATCAGCAGTCAATGATAGGTCAACTCTTTCGGGCAAGTTATCAACTGTAGTAAAATGGTTAGAAAATAATATTTTAGAAGATACCAATATACTTCCAATGCTAAATTTAGAAATTGATACATCTAAAGATGAAAAAGTTTTGCGGTCTTTAATGGTAGAACTTCAAAATATTTCTGAAAAAAATAAAAAAATTCTACAAAATAATCAGTATAAAAAGATGTTGCATGATATACCGATCACTCAGTATCAGAACTCTACAGCTCAAAGAAAAGAATATGACCATTTGTTAAAACAACAAAGTGCGTATGAAGCAGAAGTAAATCAAAATCGAAAACTTATAAAAAAATTAGACGTGCTTGGACAACACTGTCCAACGTGCGAACAACATATTAGTTTTAACGTTAAAAACGATATGATGAATCAAGCTGCTGAAAAAGCAAATACATCGGAGGAGAATGCAAATGAGTTGGAAAGACAAATCAAATCCATTAAATCTGAGAATGCAGAATTTGCAAAAGCCCAGAGCGGTGTCAAGACTTGGGAAGATTTATATCGTAATATCGACCAGAGTCTCCAAGGAGATATTCTGGATAAGCACGAGCTTGAGAGTAGGATACAAAAACTACAGGGAAACATACAGTCGTCTAAAGACAGCTTGGCTGGAACAGCAGCAGAAAACGAAAGACGAACAAAAAGAAATACAAGAATCCAAATTATTCAAGAACAAACTGAAGAGTTTCAACAAGAAAGACTAAACTACGAAAAGACTCTGTTGCAGCAACAAAACATTGAAACAAATTTGGAAATATTAAAGAAATCTTTTAGTACAAACGGTCTTATTGCCTATAAGATAGAAAGCCTAGTAAAAGAATTAGAAGGGCTAGTAAATCAATATCTAGGAGAATTGTCAGACGGTAGATTTACTTTACAGTTCGTTGTTAGCAACGACAAACTTAATGTGGAAATCACTGATAATGGAAATGTTGTGGATATTACTGCTCTTAGTTCTGGTGAACTAGCGAGAGTTAATACCGCTACGCTAATTGCGATTCGAAAGCTAATGAGTAGTATTTCAAAGTCAAGAATCAATATATTATTTCTTGATGAAGTCATCAATGTATTAGATGACACAGGCAGGGAAAAGATCGTAGAAGTGTTACTACAAGAAGAGAACTTAAATACTTATATTGTTTCTCATGGTTGGACACATCCATTGTTAGAAAAAATAGAAGTAGTTAGACAAGGAAATGTGAGTACGTTGGAATGGTAGATTCAAGAGCAAAAGGTGCAAGAGGTGAATACTTAGTTCGTGATATGCTTAGAACACACACGAAATTAAGCTTTGAGAGAGTACCTGCCTCTGGCGCTCTCGAGTATCTTAAAGGAGATATTTACGTACCACACGCAAAGAACAAATACTGTATAGAAGTAAAAAACTATCAAGATTCACCTTTAAGTGACAAGATATTTACTCAACCAAAAACAAATAATCTTATACGTTGGTGGAAAAAGTTGTGCACACAAGCAGAGAGCGGATTACAAGAACCTTTACTCTTTTTTAAGTACAACAGGTCACCCGTCTTTGTGGCTGCAGAAGATCAGCCGCTTCATGTAGATTATATGTATATTAGCGTACTCGAATGTTATGTAATGTTAGCAGAAGAATGGTTAGACAAAGAAGATATGGAGTTTATAGATGAGTTTTAATTTCAATGATCTGATTGAACCAGATGAAAATAAAACACTCGTAGTAGATGCTCTAAACCTAGCGTTTCGGTGGAAGCACCAAGGAAGAACAGACTTTCGACATGAGTATGTTGCAACTGTTCAATCCTTAGCAAAGTCTTATAAGTGTGATAGAATAATTATTACAGCAGATAAAGGTTCGTCCGAATACAGAAAAGAGATTCTACCTTCTTATAAGCAGAATAGAAAAGATAAATTTGCAAAACAAACCGAAGCAGAGGAAGAAGCATTTAAGTTATTTATTCAAGAGTATGAAAACACTCTTGAATTGTTAGAAAAAAATCATGTACTACTAAGAGTACAAGGCGTAGAGGCTGATGATATTGCAGCTTACCTTGTAAAACACAAAGATAAGTATGAAATAGGGGATATTGTTCTTGTTTCTAGCGATAAAGACTGGGACTTATTAATACAAGAGGGAGTGATGAGATTTTCATATGTTACACGTAAAGAGGTAACAATCGATAATTGGAGTGATCATTACAATGTTCCCCAAGAAAAGTATGCTTGTTATAAGTGTTTAATCGGAGATAAAGGAGATAATATTCCTGGAATTTCAGGTATTGGCCCAAAGCGAGCAGAAGGACTGTTAAAAGAGTATGGAAGTGCCTATGATATTTATGATAGTCTTCCAATAAATTCAACTTATAAACATATTCAAGAGTTAAATTCAAATCCAGAAGTTATACTCAAAAACTACGAGCTAATGGATTTGTTGACTTTTTGTGAAGCGGCAATAGGGAAGGGAATACCTGAGATCGAAAGGAGACTACAGTAATGGATCAGTACCAACAATTTATTCACAAGAGCCGGTATGCTCGCTGGCTAGAAAGCGAAGGAAGGCGTGAAACATGGGGAGAAACAGTACAAAGATATATCGATTTTTTTATCGATCGAGAGCAGTTGGACAAAGATTCAACGGAGACACAAGAAATATACAACGCTATCTACAACCTCGAAGTCATGCCATCCATGCGATGTATGATGACGGCAGGAGAAGCTCTCAAGCGAGACAATGTTGCAGGATTTAATTGTAGCTATCTACACATAGATCATGTACGAGCATTTGATGAGCTAATGTATGTATTGATGTGTGGAACTGGTGTTGGGTTTAGTGTTGAGAGAAACTTTATCAATCAACTTCCAGAAGTCGCAGAGAGTATGCATGCTACAGACACAACGATTGTAGTTGCTGACTCAAAGATGGGCTGGGCAAGTGCATATCGAGAGTTAATTAGTTTGCTATACTCAGGCAAAGTACCAAAGTGGGATATGCGTAAAGTACGCCCTGCGGGTGCACGACTCAAAACATTTGGAGGAAGAGCATCGGGGCCAGAACCGTTACATGATTTATTTGTTTTTACAGTTGCAGTATTTCGCAAAGCACATGGTCGTAAACTTACAAGTATAGAGTGTCACGATATATGTTGCAAGATTGCAGATATTGTAGTTGTGGGCGGAGTAAGACGTTCTGCACTTATCAGTCTCTCAAATCTCTCCGATCAGCGTATGGCAAAAGCCAAAGCAGGTCAGTGGTGGGAGAATGAAGGTCAGAGACGACTCGCAAACAATTCTGTTGCATACACAGAAAAACCAGACTTCTCTGCATTTATTTCGGAAATGCAAACATTGTATGAAAGTAAGTGCGGTGAACGAGGAATCTTTAGTCGCGTAGCGGCAAAGAAAATTGCTGAAAGAAATGGGCGAAGAGATCCAGCTCACAATTTTGGTACAAACCCATGTAGTGAAATTATACTACGAAGCAATCAATTTTGCAATCTTTCGGAAGTAGTTGTTCGAGAAAAAGATGACTTGACTTCTCTCAAGAAGAAAGTAAAAATTGCAACAATTATTGGTACTCTACAGTCTACGCTCACAGACTTTAGGTACCTGCGGGTGCGCTGGAAGCGTAATACCGAAGAGGAAGCATTGTTAGGTGTAAGTCTCACAGGTATTATGGATCATTATCTTCTCAGCAAGCCTACTACAGACCTTGAAAAATGGCTGACGGAGATGAAGAATGTTAGTATTAAAACTAATAAAGAATGGGCTGACAAGCTTGGAGTTAATCAGTCTGTGGCTATTACTTGCGTTAAGCCTAGTGGTACTGTTAGTCAGCTTGTTGATAGTGCTAGTGGTATCCATCCCCGCTTTTCTAGCAGGTATATTAGGCGCGTACGTAGTGACAAGAAAGACCCACTTGCAGTTTATATGAGAAACGCAGGCTTTCCTGTTGAAAATGATGTGATGAGCGATGCATCTTTAGTATTTAGTTTTCCAGTCAAAGCTCCAAGTACAAGTGTAACAGTAAAAGATGTGGGAGCAATGGAACAGCTAAAGTTGTGGAAAACTTATCAAAATTTCTGGTGTGAACACAAACCAAGCATTACAATCTACTACACTGATGATGAGTATTTAGAAGTGGCTCAGTGGATTTGGGATAATTTCGACATATGTAGTGGTATCTCACTATTGCCGTACAGTGACCATGTTTACCAGCAAGCTCCATACGAAGAAATAGACGAAGAGAAGTACAAAAAACTTGTAGCAGAAATGCCACAAAACATAAACTGGGAAGACTTGGCTCAGTTAGAAACCGAGGACAACACAGTTGGTTCTCAAGAACTCGCTTGCGTCGGAGGCGCTTGTGAAATTTAAGGAAAAATAAATGAGAAAAATATTAGTACTTTTACTTGCTTTCTGCACTCCTGCAGCTATCGCTTTTGAAGGCGATGTATCAGCAACTGTTGGATATATGACGGATTATCACTTTCGTGGAGTTCATCAAAAAGAAAATTCAGCATTTGCTGGTGTAGAAGCTACAATGCCTTCTTACTTCGGTACAGAAGCAACTGTTGGCGGATGGGCTGCTGATGTTGGAGATGGTGCAGAGATTGATACCTATGGTAGCATTGGTTTCGATGTCTGGGGATTCTCCGCATATGTAGGTGGTACAGTATATAGCTATACTGGCAACTTTGACAAGACCTACAAAGAAGCAAACGCAGGAGCAGGGTTTGAACTCTGGGGTGCAAGCATCAATGGTGATTATTCGCAGGGTAAGTGGGATGGAGATGGTGGTGTAGACTACAATTTTTATTCTGTGACTGCGGCATATGACGGTGTTTATGTGAAGTATGGAGAGTTCGGAAAGGGTTTCTCTGGGGATTATGTAGAGGTTGGTTTTAGTCGAGACTGGCTTACTCTTGAACTTGGAGGAGCAGCAATAATAACTGATGAAGAAGATTCTTATATATTGTATATAAGTAAAACGTTCGAATGATAACACTAGAACTTGAAATACAAGAGGTGAATACTATTCTCAGCGGGTTAGGTAAACTGCCCGCTGAGATGAGTATGGAACTGATATTGAAAATACGTGCGGAAGCTGAGAGACAGCTTAAAGAGTTGGACGAGTCTTCGGAAAGTCCGCAGTAGAAGGCCAGTCTCGTAGTTTTTTACGATAAGTTTTATACGCTTCAAACTTTGGATGATCTGGCACAGCCATCCATTTGTCCGTTCCTGTAAGCTCCTCATTCCGCCATTGACGCGCTTCTTCTGCTTCAGTGGGAGGCGGCATATATCCAGTGTCAACGACAAAACCCTGATGATCGATATATCTCACCCGATCCCCAGCTTGAGGGTTTTCTAGCCGCTCAGGGGCCGTATAATTTCTAACAATTTCCATTTATTTCTCCTTACGGTAACGTGGCAAACTTCGTAATACTTGCACGGCAGATCCAAGATTTATTTGCTGGTGGAGCCATGATTTTTATTACAAAACTTCTTTTGAATGTTATTGGATGCGACAAAGTGCCGCTTACCTGTGTCTGATTGTAAAGAGTTGCTGGACTCAACGACCATGCATAATTTCGATCATGGTTAGGTTTATTACCAGAGTTGTAGTTGTCATAAGCGGCCTGTGTGCCGTACACGATGACACCATCGATCAACACTTGCGTGTGGTGACTGACACTACCTGTATCCGTAAATCCCCAATGGCATTCGTTTACACACCCCGCCCCCTGCACGGCAAGAAGCTCAAAATCCGTTGTGGTTGTATGGTAAATACTGGCCGTCTTGGTAGAATACATATTGCTTCCAACAACGCTATACCAGGTTGTATTGTGATTTACTAGCGCAACATTCACCTTGTTGATCGTTGGATAGACAACTCCGCCAGCGGCTGGTGGCGCACCATCCACATTCATAAGGTACTGCATATTTTCTTTTGTGGCGTAGTACGCAGGATTTAGCGCAGAACCGGAACTGATGCCTTGAAATAACTGAACTGTCGCAGTACCGCCTTGAGCAGCACCCGTACTTACTTCTCCGGCTTTTGCGGCTGATACTCCACTTTGAATGTCGAAATGCCAAGAGTGGTATTTAGTAATATAAGCCGCACTGGAACTGAGATCCGTGTTAGTCGTAGTAGGTTCCGCGAAATACAAAGCCCCGTCCACGATTTGAGTGCTGTTGACATTCGCATCGCCATAAGTGCCAGCACCATTGACATCATTGGTGTCCATCACGGTAAGAGTATTGTTAATTAAATCAAGTTTTGAAATATATCGAAAAGATCCATAGTCCGCAGTCGATTGAGCGCCTGAGCTTGCCATTAAGTAAATCTGATCACCGTTGCCTTTTGTACAGTCACAAAATGCGCTGGCAAGGTTGCCACTAAGATTATCTCCTGCGTTGAACTGGTAGTTAGTCGCATGAGTGATTGTATATTTAGAACCATTCTCGGCAATGGCTGAACCATTCCAAGTAAACTTTTGAACTTCTGTTGTTGTCGCTGATGCTGAGTTGATAGCCGCAAAATTATTGTTGCTAATGCGAACCAGCTTGCCTTTATACATTTTATCGACAGCTAAATTTCCACCTTCGTCTGAGCCTGTGAGCGTTGTCCAATCGACATTTGTGGTAACGGTTGTTCCACTTGCTGCAAAGCTAACGATTTTGTACTGAAGACGGTTGTTTGTATTGTTGTATGTGTTGTTCAGTCGGCGCACAAACATGAAAGTGCGAGTAGACGAATTTAGGACGAAGACTTGATGTTGCTGAATAGAATACGCATAGCCTGTCTGTGCATATTCTTGGTGAATATTGTAATTTTCGGTTTGATTAAAACTGGTTATTTGAGAGCTTGTATCTGCTGCGTCTAAGTGAATTCGATGAAAGTTATACGTTACATATGCGCTATGATTGCCGCCTGACAGATCGGGAACGCACACAATATCTTCAGCAATACACGCCATAGTCGAAAATGGAGACATGCTGCGAGTCTCAGCTTGTATGAGATTTGAAGCCCAAGTTGCGCCGCTTGTGGGGCTGTGAGCACCGACGATGTAGCCATTGCTGTTTTTAACCTTCACTACACACCAACCGGAAAATTTTGTTCCAGTATTCTGCTTCCTTTGATTCCATCCGATAGCCCATGTGTATGTCCCATCGTTTTTTAACTCTTTCCAGCCCCAGTTATCGATGTAAGAATAGTGATACAAACGGACGTGTCCACCTGACCATGTCTGTAAAGCACCCGTCGCCATATTGAAGGTTTTTAGATAGTAATAATTTTGCGTCCAGCTCTGATTATTTGTGTTGAAAGACACAATTCCCCATCCGTTGCTTAGAGCGCCAAAAAACGTATTGTTCCGATATGAAGTATTTTCAAAACTTGCGGTTATATAATAATTACCGCTAGTCGATCCGGTGCCAATCGTGCCGTCCTCTTCCCCAATCCAAGTGTTGAAGGTGCTGCCGTTCCCACCTATTTGATTCCTATAATAGGGGCGTGAGTTATCGGCGTTCTTGACAAAACCACCGTCCTTCGTTAACTCAACCTGATCGCCTGCAACAAGCGTTTCTAATGCCGTGCCTGTCGTTTCCGTGAACGTAAGATTACCGCCACCACTGCTTCCGCCTAATTTAACTGGCATTTCTAAACCTCCTTCCAGCCGATAGTTCCATCGACATATACTAACTGAGTGGAGGAACCTGATGCGAGGCTTCCATCGTCAGCCGTTGAATTAATATTACTTCCATTTCGCCCAATGACTACCGCACCTGCACCTCCAGCGTGAACTGTAACTGTATTGCCAGCAGAAGGGCTTGAAGGAAGTGTAATTGTAACGCTACTTCCAGAGTTTACAATCAATTGATCTTTATGTACAGCAGTATACCCACTAGTTTTTATTGCCCAAGCCTTATATGCTCCAAGCTCTACACTGTCTGCTATTTTTGCAGCAGTTATAGCATCGTCGGCTATAAGTGCTGTTGTAACTGCATTGTCTGCTATAAGCGCTGTTGTCACAGCATCATCAGCGATCTTCGCACTTGTCACAGCATCATCTGCGATCTTTGCAGTTGAAATACTACCGTCTGCAGTACCAACTGAAGTAAAAGAAAGCGTACCGCTACCGTTTGTAGTAAGTGCTTGTCCATTGCTACCATCGGATACGTTAAGGCGTGCAATATCTACGGAATTATCCGCGATAAGTGCAGCGATAATCGCATCATCAGCAATTTTTGCAGAGGTAATCGCATCATCAGCAAGTGCTGCTGTTGCAATTGATCCCGCTGCAAGTGTTCGTTTTGACGCTGGAACTTCATTCGACCCAGTGCTCATCAAATTTGCTAATCTTCGTGCTTTTGAAAATGCCATAATTTATTTCCTAGGAGATAGTCTGTGTTATAAAGAAGACTATTCCATTTCCACCTGCTCCGCTGTTCGCATTAGTGGAATAAGCTGTTACCGTTGCTCCACCACCTCCTGAACCAAAAGTTCCCGCACCTGCATAAGCACCTGTAGTCTGACCAAAGCCATCTCCAGCCCCTCCAGCAAAAGGAGAGCCAGGATGGCTATATGAAGTATTCCGTACTAAATGACCCAAAGATCCTGCAGGAAGTTCATATGCTCCAAAATGATAAACATCATGCATATAATTCTGATGAAGATTTGAAATATTAAAAGGAAAAGGAGCGATATATCCTTGATCAGTGTTTGCACCCGGCCCTGAACCCATTACTGTAACATCTGTGGCAGTTGTGGTAGTTGAATTCAAAAAACTAGATCCTCCCGCAGGAGCACCTCCGATACTAGTAGTCGTCGCTGGAACATTAAAAAGACTTACACCACCGCCTCCCGAAGAATGATAACTAGCACCATTTGCAGCACCAGCAGCTCCGCCCGTAAAGTTTGCAATATTTCCACCAGACGCAGAACCTCCAGTTCCTCCTGCAGTAGAGGCACTAGTACTTGCAGTACCACCAGTACCACCATTTGCAGTCATAGTGGATATATCAGATCCTGATAAACTTGAGTTTCCACCAGCAGCTCCTGCTACTGTTTGTGGAGTAGTCGTTGTAGTTTTTCGTGCTCCGCCTGCTCCAATCGCTATGGTATAGCTAACTCCTCCTGTTAAAGTTAAACGACTGATTGCTGTGCCACCTGCACCTCCTCCTGATGCTCCAGCACTCCAATCACTTGAATCTCGTGCAGCACCTCCACTTCCGCCTGCTCCAATTACATAAGCAATTACTTCTGATGTCCATGCAGGTACGTAAGTTACTGAGTCTTTAAAAGCAATAATCGGCAGATTTGCTCCTGCACCGCCACCACCACCACCAAAAACATATGGCATTTAAATCTCCTTCCATCCTAAAGTACCGTCCACATATACTACTTGCATTGCTTTTGTAGATGCGAGGCTACCGTCCTGAGCTGCGCTCTCGATATTTGATCCATTTCTTGCAATTGTCACTGATCCTGCACCAACATTCTTTATAACTACTGTATCTCCGGCACTCGGGCTCGAAGGAAGTGTAATTGTGACTGTACTTCCAGAGTTTACAATCAATTGATCTTTATGCACTGCAGTATAGTTGCCTGTTTTAATAGACCAGGCTGTATAAGCTCCAAGTGATACACTGTCTGCTATTTTTGCAGCGGTTACAGCATCGTCTGCAAGTTTTGCAGTTGTAATACTACCGTCAGCAGCACCAACTGAAGCAAAAGAAAGAGTACCACTACCGTTTGTAGTAAGTGCTTGTCCGTTGCTACCGTCTGACACATTTAAACGTGCAATATCAACAGAATTATCTGCGATCTTTGCTGCTGTTACTGCGTCGTCAACAATTGAAGCTGTAACTACGGCACTACTTGCTAGCTTTGCTGCCGTTACTGCGTCATCCGAGATTACATTTGTTGTGATAAGTGTTGATGCCATAATTTACCCCATATCCACTGGAAATATTAATACTGCACCATAACCACCCTCACCAGACCTTGAATTACTGTTTCCAAATATCGCTCCACCTCCGGCTCCAAGTCCTCCACCTCCTGCTGTACCTTTAACATTAATAGCACCATAAAAACCATTTCCTCCACAAAAAGGACCAGAAACAGATGTTCCATAATTTGAACCTTGCCCAAAAGCATATCCACCGTGACCAGCAGTAACTTGAATTTGTGTTGTATCTCTTCTATAATTATTAAGTTCATAGCTTACTGAAGTATAGGTAGATAATACTTCAAAAGGAGCTAATACGGGCGGTGGAGCTGTTGCTTCTCTACCCGCTGTGCCATAATCTGTACCTCCATATGCACCACCACCAGCAGCAAAAAAGCCGTTGGGGTAGTTTAGTGATCCTCCAAGGTAAGAAGTATACGCCGTATACCCTCCACCTTCAGCTTTATTTCCAGTTCCCCATATACCAACTGCTCCTCCACCTGATACCATTCCTCCTGTGTTTGGAACATCGCCTCCTGCTCCGCCTGTATTATTACAAATAGTACCTCCAGATGCAGCACCACCAGCAGCGCCTGTAATAGCTGAATTTGTTGATTGGGCTCCACCAATACCACCATTGGCCGTCATAGTTGCTATATTTGAACCAGATAAAGAAGAATTACCACCATTGGCTCCTGCATTATCAGGAGTTTTTTGTGCTCCTCCTGCTCCAATAGTAACGGTATAAGTAACAGAAGATAAAAGTGTTAAAAAGCTTATCGCACATCCTGCGGCACCTCCGCCTCCAGAACGATTTGTATTATCATCGCTAGCAGCACCAGAACCTCCTCCTCCAATCACATATACATAGGCTTGCATACTAAAAGCTGGAGTCCATGATTGTGAGCCAAAAAGTCCTATATTTGGTAAGGCTCTTCCTGCTGTGTTATTTCCTACAATTGACATTTATATCTCCTAGATTTCTAACCAGCCTACAGTGTCATCAACATATACCAATTGAACACCGTTACCACTAAATAAAGTTGCGTCTGCTGCAACGCTGTTAATTTTTTGGCTGCCGTTTCTTCCAATAGTGACTGTTGTACCACCACCAGTTGCTTTTATAATTACTGTATTTCCTGCAGAACCTGCTGGTAGTGTAATTGTAAAATCATCGTCAACTACATTGATTGTATTTCCCATACCGTTTCCATGCACAGTACAGTAATATCGTAATCCTGCAACAGGTGCATTTGCTGCAAGAACTAAAACTGTATTTGCGCCCGCATTTCCCGGTGTTCCACTTGAAGTTACTCCTGTTGTATAGGAGCTTCCACCAGAGTCTTTAAATGCAATTGGATGACCATTGTTCGTACCGTCTGATTGTGTAAATGTATAGGTTACTCCTCTTGTAAGAGTTATTACTGGTTGAGCAACACCATCAAGATAAAATACTCCGCCTGCTACTGTTACTGCATATGTTTTTGCAACTGAAGATCCGCCATTTGCAATAAGTTGATCTCGATTCGAAGCAGTATAAGCAGTTGTTTTTACTGCCCAATCATTGTAAGCTTTTTCTGATGAAACTGTCGCAAAAGATAGTGTTCCACTGCCGTTTGTTCGAAGAAACTGTCCATTGCTACCGTCAGATACATTTAACCGAGCAATATCGACTGAATTATCAGCGATTTGAGCTGCGGCTACCGCATCGTCAGCGATGAGTGCAGTTGTAATCGCATCATCCGCTATCAGAGCACTTGTAATGGCATCGTCAGCGATAAGAGCACTTGTAATTGCATCATCAGCAATCTTCGCACTTGTAATCGCATCGTCAGCAATTTTTGCTGTTGTAACATTTGCATTTAATATTTTTGCGGTTGTTACTGCATCATCATTAATAGTTGTAACACTTGAAGCAACAACTTCCGACATTACAATCGCTTCGACTTTCACACCCGTAGCGGGTGCAGTGCTAAACGTTACTGTATTTCCAGAAACACTAAAAGTATCTTTGTGCTGATATACTCCATCATAGTATACTTGCACAAAGTTTTCATTGGCAGGCGTTTTTGATAATGATAGAGTAGTATCACTATTGTCGCCTGTCATCGTATTGATACTAAAATCTGCTTCTTTAGTACCCGGAGTTGTTCCTAGAAACGGCATAGTTTACCCCATCACTGGTCTTTTACTTTCAGTTGGAAAATCTGCAGACGCAGGCCAGTCTCTCAATGCTTTTCGATAGGCAGTGAGTTCAGTTTTCTTTGGAAAATCTGCTAGAAGTGAAAGAGAATCAGTTCTTGTAAGTTCTGCATCTCTCCATATTCGCTCTTCTGCTGTTGCTCTTGCAGTTTTTTCTTCTGCACTCGGCTCTGGAGCTTTAAGCTCTTCTATGACTTTTCCCGGAAAAGCTATCTTGCAAAAATCAAGATCGCCTTTTACGCCTGGATTGATAATTGTTCCATTACTTTCTTTTATTACATATGTTGTCATTTTTTTCTCCTTTATGCGGTATATTGAATAAGTACTATACCATCTCCCCCACTTCCTGCAGACATTAGTCCATTATAATTCTTAGCTCCGCCACCGCCACCGCCTATGCTTCCATGTTGCCCACCAGCATTATGTGATTCCGGGTTATGGGATATTGAGCCTCCTCCTGCTAACGCAGGAGCAGCTGACGAATAACCTGCCCAATGACGGTTATCTTGCCCTACAAAAGCTATACCGCCCTTCCCTCCAGTAATTTCACCAAAACCAGACCATCCCTCTGGCGCAATAGCATCTGAATGGCCTCCACCAGCACCACCATTATCATTTACATTATTTCTAGCAGCGTTACCGGTTCCATGAATACCTACAGCGCCTCCACCATAAAATGCTCCAGCTCCTCCTGTACGATTAACATCACCATTGGATGAAGCACCACCAGCAGAAGCTGAACCATTTGTTGTGCCTCCACCTCCTCCGTTTGCAGTAATCGTAGGACCAACTCCACTTAAAGTCATGGTAGTGTGTCCACCTGCAGCCCCTGCTCTGGTACCACTATAACCTCCTCCTACTCCTCCACCCCCAATTACAATTGCATAAGTTTGAGACGTAGTAACTGCATACGTTTTTTTAGAGTAGCCGCCACCGCCACCGCCCATTACGTTACTTCCAGAATTATCACAAGAGCCACCACCGCCTCCTCCAATTAAATGAAAAACACAAGTACCGTCCTGCGGAGGAGTCCAGTTTACTGAATTTGTTATCGCTATCTGAGGTAGTGCTCCTGCTGCACTTGCTCCTAAAACTGCCATCTATATCTCCTAAATTTCGAACCAGCCGATGGTTCCATCGACATATACTAATTGA